CTCTACGACTTCCGTACATAGATAAGCATTATGCGAACCCCAAAGGTTCTTATTAGGCATAGGTTTCCCGAACCACTTCTTCATTAAACCAGACCATCCCAAGAAGAACGCAGCTTTAAAGTCCCAAGGCCTACCTTCAATATCCTGAAGCGCAAGCCATACCTTTTCTTCTTCTAGAAGCGGCATTGGTTTCTCGATAATATATTCGAAATAGTTACCCTTCTTGAAGTTCTCAAACATCACGATGTGAGCACCAAGAAGGTTAGAGTGAAACACAAGGTTATCCATTCTTAATGAGAAGTGGCTCACAGGTGAGTCAAAGATCCATCTAATAAGAAGAGAGAGAGGCCCGTTGTTTCGAGTGAACTGGAGTCTGATCATAGCAACTTCTTTGTTAAATAATACGTGATCCCGACCTTACGGTCAGATCCTAAGTTAGCAGCGTGATAGATAACTCGGAGATAGAGCCCTGCTGATATCTTAGCATTAAGCGGATAAGTGTTAATCTCATGTATGACGTTGCCACTATTCGCAGGATGTAACCACTCACCTTCAACATATGTGGCAACGATAGGCCACGCCTCACACAGTGCAGACCTATACGCTTCAGGGATAACAGAATCTAGATCCATAATCATGCCTTCAACCCAGTCGCCCTGTTCTGCGCCCCAAACACAAAGTGCTCCACCTTGAGCGTATCTCTCAACCGTGAGAAGATAATCAACATTGGTCGACGTGTTCATAGCAGCGGTGACAAGCGATGTGGTCTTAGATCTCTTTGTTCTATAATCTGGACTTGCAAATGCTTTTGGTTCTGACATCACGTTGACTTGCTGAACTATAACCTTGTTAGATTGGCTCTTGTAGTTAGTCTCAAAGTCTGTCTGATCAGAGCTTGCTGGATCGGTCTTACCGATAGATGTGTCGAACTCCTCGTATGAGATAGTGTAATAAAACTCTCTCTCTATATATCGAAGAAGAGACTTGTTGGAGACGTTAGACTTAAAAGCTGACCATTCTAAATAAACCTGCATGTGACCCTCTAATAGAGTGAGTAATACATAAGAAACTCATACGTTGCCGAAGATCCAGATCCTGAAACTATCTTAAGCCACAGCTTCTCAACACCTGTCGATGCTCCAGACGTTGGAACAAGAGTGTTGATAGCTCCACCGTAGTAAACATCCAAATCCTTGGAGTCTCCAGACGCAACGGATGTAAACCCTCTAAGCGTAGTGTTGCCGTCTGTGCCCGTAGATTGACCAACAATGTTAGGCCTAAGTTCGAATGTTGCATTCTTGTCGATACAGATACATGTGATGTATCCAACCCAGATTCTCTTTCCTGATGTGATTGGCGAGACAGTGTCAGGACCATAAGATCCAATATCTACCCAAACAGTAGCTCCAGCCGCTGTCACAGTACCAACACATAGTTTTTCAAAGACTGGTAGTATCTCTGCCATCATTCCACCGTATAGTTAAGACTGTAATAATATGTTCCGCTTGTCGCAGTCGTTGACTTAGCTTTAATCCAAAACTTCTCAACACCTGTGCTAGTTACACTCACAGTGTGAAGCGTTCCTGACTTATAATAATCTTGAGTCACAGTCCCTGTCTTTGAGCTTGCGGAAATACTTCCTAGAAGGGTTGTGTCTGTGTCGTTTCCTGCGCTTTTTGTAAGCTTGCTTGTTCTAAGTTCAAACGTTCCGCTCTTTGATGACGAATATTGACCAGAACCAAACCATATCCTAAAGCCAGTAGGTATAAGGCCGAGATCAATATATAAAGCTGCTCCATAACTTCCTGTCCCTGTTTTGTTAGTAGTGAAGATCGACCCGCCTGTTGTACCACCACTTACTACTCTTCCCATCAGATCACCGATCCTGTAAAGCAAGACCAGACTGTTCCCTTGTTAGCAACAGATGCTTCAACGGTTACTTTGAACTTGTCAGTCGCGTCTCCGATATAAAGACCATTGCCGAAGTTCAGGTTACCCATGCTTTGAGCCTGACCCCCTACCTCAATCACTATCCTGAATAGCTGATTCCATGCCCCTGCTCCACCTGTTTGTTTCTTGAAGCGAAGATAGATAGCCGACTGAGCATCATATGAAGCAAAGAACCCAGTGATAAGAAACTTCTTAGCTGTCGGAACAGTGTAGGTCATACCAGTCATGTCCACCTCTGTTCGAGTGGTAGCTACGACTTCATTCTGAACAAGAAGACCTGCTGTCGCTACTCCCAGACCGCCAGCAATAGTATTAAGAATAGCAAGAACATCGCCGTCATATACCTTGAGTCGATCTGTAACATTACCAATAAGCGTTCCATTTGTTCTCCCTACAATCCCGTAGTTAACAGGGAATATCCCTTTGATAAGATCGATACCGTCTGAGATAGAGAGATCAAACGAGCCGTCATCGACAATCACCGTGGCTGCGCCAACAGGCCCGACAATGTCTGATGAAGCTGCCCATATCCAGTAGTCTTGAGGAGGGACAACATAAGGAGTTGTTGTTAGATTTATCCCTGTATCACCAATAAACAATGTTCCAGAGGCTGTTCTTAATCGTTTACTCATGGCAGTAGTGTCCCCGACAGAGATAGACCACAGACTAATTCCTTAGCACTGTTAGCAGACCCTGGAGCTACTCGCATACAGAGATCAACTCCGTGAGGAACAGCTATATCAACATCAAACGACCCTCCGAAGGCAGCCGTTATGGTAACGGTCGTAATGGATGTCAATGATGTGCCTCCGCCTGAGTGGTGCATGACTTCCATCGTATATGTATTAGATGGGTCTCCGCCAACGAATATCTTCTTGATCTTTGCATTATGTATGTAAACACGTCTGCCTGTTTTGTTACTAGGAACGGTGTCGGCAAGCAGGAAACTTCCTTTAGTTACCGTACCAGACCGACCGAAGGTAAATCCAGGCGAGGCCGATGCTATGATACTATTCTTAAGTTCTTCAATCGCGGCTTGCGCGTCTCCTGAAACAAACCCATTCGTCGAGTTATCAAACGGAGTCTGACCTGATGTCTGTGTTCTTCCGAAGTGGATGATATCTGAACTCATGTTGGCTCTCTGTTAACAAGTACTTCATAGTCTACTGTGGCTACGTTTCCCTTAATATAAACCTGAGTCTTGTTTCCTTTTAAAGACCAGGCGATGAACTCGCCTGGTGAAAGAACTTGGAAGGTCACGTTGTCAAACGAATAGAGAAGCCTTCTTGTAACAGGCGTCTGACTAGGACACCTGATAAAGACAGTGGCGATTGGGTCACCCGCTGAGCTTGGCACTGCTGTGGAGGCTGTCCCAACAGTGCCTACAAACTGAGCAGAAAGGCCAAAGTCTTGCGCGTTATCGCCAATAGGGCTCTCAGCCATTCGTTACGCCAACTCCCTACAACTAACCGTTGCGGTAAGCTCTGAAAGAGCGTTTACGTTCTTTGCTTTAACAAGGAGTAACTGTGCACCAGTCGCTCCTGCTGTAAGCTCTACTGTGCATAGGTTCGCATGATGAGTGAACTGTCCAGGACCACATCGGAAGTCTGCGAGAACTGTCTCAACAGCGTTGTCGCTCTGGATAAGTTGAAACACAGAGTCTCTGAAACATGAAGTCAAGACACAGATGTCCTCGATAACCTTAGATGCTGTGAGCGTTATCGTGGCTACCGTTACATAAGAAGCAGATCCTGCATTCGTTCCACGGTTATGCTTAGGAGTTGTAGTGGCCGAGTCCATTGTGACAGGGATCTGTCCGCTTGAGTTTAATTGAGGAAGGATCACGTTACCTGACGAGTCCTTAAACGCGAAACCAATAGCGCCTTGGATAGCAGAAGACGCTTCTCCCTCTATCCTCGCACCGAGTGGGACTCCAGCGCCTGTTGATACATTCTCTGTTGATGGAAATGATTCACGTAGCTCAGCCATGCAAACTCCTTGTTAGTTAGATGACATTAAGACCCATAAGATAGGCCTCGCAGTCACTTATCGGACTTCCTGTCCTCGCCTTAACACTAACCGTGATTATAGACGTAATCGGAACAGAGTAACCTGGACGAAACTCTATTTTTCCATTAGGACTCGCAGCACTCGTTCGACATGAGCCAATGATCGACGCTCCTACCTTAAGATAAAACACAGACTCTATGCGACATGTCGCAAGCATAGTCACTATCGTTCTAGATGTGGTCGTAACTGTCGATGTGATAAGAGTCGTGTCCACTCCCGGGACCGTGGCACCTTGAAACGCCTGATGAGATGGGACTCCTGGCTCTGCGTCTAAGACTACAACAGGTATTGGCTCGAGGTTAGAGTTCGTCACCCTAACTTTAAGCCTGTACTCGTTCCTCTGTCCTATCGGATCCTGTTCGGCACTCTTCCGAATGCCTTCAAGTCCATGATCGTCTACTGACACCTAGAACTCCTTTGGAGCTACATACATTATAGGTGAGTCGAAACTATATCTACACTCTGGTCGCCTGGTACGAACCAGACGAACCATCTCGATTCCTTATCAAGCCACACAGGTTGACCATAGACCTGTACTCTAACGCCAAGAGCGTCAAAGAAATCAGGGATCATCTCGGCATCTGGTGCCGAGACGAACCTAAGTCTGGTTGTTAATGGAACATCAGGATAAGTCATTACGACTTAGTCACAACTCGTGTGTTGTCTAACTGCTTGTCACCAAACAGCGTTCCACAGTTCACTCGTGTCTGACGGCGGCCGTTGTAAGCGCCGAGGTCGTAAAGTGAGACGTCGATGCCCATCTGAGAAGCCATCGTCATGAAGCTTGAGTGGAAGAAATACGACACGTTACCAACCATAGTGGTGAAGTGAGGCATGAATCCAACCAAAGCAGGAGGAAGCTGACCAGACACCAAAGGCGCTCCAGAGGTGATGAAGTCTGAGCTTGTGAAGCCAGTGATGTTGTAGATGTCGTTAAGCTGAGCCGATCCCACAACCATGTGGCGAGACTCGAAAGGAATGTTGAAGCCGTCAAGCTTCTCCTTCGCATCCAAGATATCAACCAACTGAAGAGTTGTACCTACAGAGTAAGCCAACTGGTTACCGATCACAGGAATGATATCAGCAATCAAGATCTCTTCAATCTTCTTCATGATAGCGTAGATAGCAAGCTCTCGTAGTTTATCCATGTGCGGGAGAGACTGAAGAGTGGCCTTCTTCGTAACGATGAAGTCCTTAACGATCTGATGGTTAATCAGAAGAGCTTGAGATGTTACGGTTCAGTTCTGTTATCTCTAAGGCTCTTTATCCTTAGATTCTAACACTTGTTATTCGTGTTAGCTCAGGGTACGTTTTCATCCTTTTTTATCAGGATGCCGGGGACTCTTGGAGAGGTTATATTCTGTTTCCAGGTTCACTCTCTACTCGTTACGATGGCTAGGTCCTTTTATTTTCCTAGCTTATCTCGGCGTTTGCGTTTCAGCGTTCACCGATATTCCCCAGTTATCACTAACTGCTTACGCAGCTAGGCGACAATAATCTATCGCGTCCGCATCATTTGTAGCATCTTCGACCATATCAGAAGCCGCTGCAAACTCAGGGTAGCTTGCGATATGTAGTGTATCGCCTAGGCTTGAGATCTCTCCCTCATAATCCTTAGCGATAAGAGGTGAGAAGGCCAAGCCTTGCAAGAGAACATCGTAATAACGTGAACTCCAGTATTCTGGGACAATTGCAGCAAGCTCTGTACTCGCTCTGTGAACTAAATCAGCCATGATTTAAACTCCTTTAGATGTTTATTGTTGTTTCTGTGCCTGAAACTTACTAAGCATGGACCGATACTTATCATAGTTACCCGTCTTCTTAGCTTCCTTCTCGGCTTCATATATACTTGAGAACGTGACCTCTGCACCGTCCACAACCCCTGGAGTATTGACATTAACATTCGGAGCACCTGGAGCTTTAAAAAGATAAGGCTTCAGAGTCTTCACTCTCTGCATTGCCTTCTCTGCTCCTATCACACTAACCCTACCCTCGGACGTGGTCTCGATTCTTACATCGTCCCATCCAAGCATTCTAAGATCGTCAACAGCTGACTCGTGGATTCCAAGCTTAAGAGCTTCTGCTTTAATCGCATCGAACTTGGTTCTGATAACAAGGCCTTCCTTGATCTTCTGAACCTCGTCCTTTGCTGTCTTAGCCTCAACTTCATACTGATCAGCTAACGTCTTCCACTCTTCCTTCTCTTTAAGCTTCTGAGTCTCAATCGTTCTGACCTTCTCTTCAAGCTCTCGGGCCTTGGCCTTCTGCTTATGAAGATCGCTCATCACATGATCGAACTCTTGTTTAGAGATGACCTCAATCTTAGGTTCTGGTGTTGGTGTTTCGACCACAGTCTGGTCTACTGTCTCTGCCATTGTCTTCTCCTTGATTCCTCATTCGAGTACGACTCGAGATGTGCATAGTACAACTATGCGCGGAACGGTTTGTTTAGATGAAGCCAATCACTTCTTATTTGATGTCTTAATCATATCAGAGATTCTAGAACGTACAATGTCAAGAATCCGTCTTTGAATAGAAACTATAAAAACCTCACCGTCCCATGTTGGTAAGAACTTTCTAATCGGTACGTCTGGATGAAGGCCTTCATTGTGTGCTTCGGCTTTTTTCACCTGTACAGGATCATCTATCCCAATCTCTAAAGTGGTCTTGTCAAGAAGCTTATGATAGATAGATCCAAGCATATCGCCACTAAGCGTTAGATTAACTGGCCTAACCTTCTTACCGTAGATAGGATCAGCATTGTATGGATACTTATTCTTGTTTCCTTCTATCTGTCCTTTGTAGCCTATGAATCGACCATATACTGCGACAGGCGAAAGTCCAGATTTAACAGCCTTCTTTATTCCTAAGATGATCTCTGACCCTAACTCGTTGGCAAGCTTCGATGTGTAGACGCCTTCCTTATTAACAACGTCGAGGATATCGAACTTAACGGTGACCTTAGGCTTACTCATAGGAACTCATCGGCTCCTGTGTCTTCAAGTAAAGCTAAAAGATCGGAGTTAGCAGATATAGCGTCTCTAATCTGTGGTCGGGTAAGATCACCAAACACACTCTTTAGATAGTCATAGAGTTCAGTCTTGGTCTCTATATCCTTAAGTACAGACTTAGATAGATCGGCACTTGCGATAAGCTCATCCGAGATTATCTTCTCAGCTTCCCTTTGTATCGCAGACTTAAACTCTTGACCTTGGTCTGGAAGGAACCTGCGCTGTGGTAACTCAGACGATCCAGAGAAGTTGTTATGTCCATCGGCCTTCTCTGCTTCTTCTCCGAAGATACCAATCTCAATACCCTTGTCTGTCGCTCTCCACGTCAGCGAATCAAGCATAGCTCCAGACGACTCAAGGTTAGCTATCGCAGTCAATCCTTCAGCCGCCTTCTCCTTGGTGTACTCAGGCGACAGTGTCCGCTTCCACGACTCGCCACTGATCGGAGACCTAGCTCCACTCACTGTCTGAAGTATCTGCTCAACTAAGAAGTCACCGACCTTAGCTTGAAGGTCAGGAGACACGTCCGGCATCTCGAAGTCGATGAGTGATGAGATCTCTCCACCGTTTACAGTGGTCGATGAGACCTTCACTGAGTCACACTATCAGGAGGCTCTTGCTGACTCATGATATCGTTCATCACTTGGTCTGTAACACCTGCGCTTGGTCGGATAACGGTTGATGTAGCCTTGCTAGCCCTCTCGTTGGCTATCTCAATGAGCTTATCCTTAGCCTGGTCCTTAGTAAGACTCTGGTTATCAATCAGCAGTAGGTCTGTCATCGTAGAGATACCAAGATCCTTCCTCTTCTTTAAATTATCAAGCTTCTCAGCCTCACTCATGATCGGCTGCATACCGTGGAACTTAACCGACATAGAGTCGATGTCTTGAGGAAAAGGGATCTCCTGAAGGCTTGGCTCAAGTAGCTTCTTCGATCCATACACGTCCATCCAAAGACCGATGCGCTCCCAGATATCATACTCAGCGTCTTTAAATATCTGCTCTTGATCCTTCACGTCCTCCATAGACTCTGACTTGTCGATCATCATAGCGATACCAGAAGCGAATGAACCTGACCCTGATAGCTGCATAGAGACACCTGATGTAGTCAGGTTGTTGGTAGTAAGAGTAAGCGCAACGTGCATCTCTACGGCCTTCATAAGCTCACTAAGCATCGGGTTCGCTTGAGCATAACCAAGCTCAGGCTTAGGCTCACCCTCTTCATACTCAAGCTTAATCACCTTGTTAGGACCAACGATCACGTTCGCAGGTAAGCTCTTCCCAGTCATGTAGAACTGGCCGTAGCCTTGAAGGACACCGATGTAGTTCAGATGAGTGATCATGCTGTTCACAAGCACAGCTGCATCTATGAGGTCGTCTCCACCTTGAGACCAGTACTGACCGTCTTGCTCAGAGGAGATCGACACAGCAGGGAGTACGTTGATCGGGTTAACTATATCTGGACCAGAGATGATGATGCCAGACTTGTTACATGTGAAATGGTAGCGAGAGGACCAGAACACATATGAGTCCTTAGGTTGGTCCTGAGCGTCTCTTGGATCATCAGCAATAGAGTCGTCCTGGTTGTTGGTGTAGCTACCAGACGCGCCTGGCACCTGACCGAACCTGTCTCTACGGCCTGGGTCTGGAGCATAGTTCAGAGCGTCCTCACGTTTGTAGTTCGACAGGATCACGGCAAGCGGCTTCTCTCTGTCGTAGTAGTCCTCGACCACGTCGTAGAGATATGGGCTAAGGACATCGAGCTTGATGTCGTAGCTCTTCGAGCCGTCTTGATAGGTCTCTGGACACGGCTTAGGCATAACGAGGATGTTCTTGTGGAGCTTAAGAAGTCGGTTGGCCTTCTTCATTGATTGGTTGATACAGATCTCATCAGCGATGGCCTCGAGACTCTTAGTCTCCTCCTCGCTCCCTGGTATCTCTCTAGCAACACCGCCTGAGTAGACTCGAGAGAGCTTGTCTACGATCTTACGAACGAGAGATATGTTGGAGATCGAGAAGCTCATCTCATCGACTGTCTTCTTTGAGAACTGCTTCATGAGCTCGGAGATAACGAACTCCTTGGTCATGTCTTTGAAGATGCGGTAACGCTTATAGGCCTTATCCTTCCTAGCTTGGTTCTCTGGAGCTATGATCTCATCGATGATACGCTTACGAACATCTCGGTTCAGTAGTTCTTCTTCGTTCTGTATTCTCATCTGTCTCTCCTAAAGCAGTATTCATGGATGTAGCCAACACCGTAAGAGTACCAGTCATCGTTTATCCTGGTCACCAGAATGTTGTTGTTAGCCTTGACGATAGCTATCGATGTTGAGTTCTTAGACTTGTCTGATCTAACGTGGCACTTCTTCTGAGTAAGCAGAGACTCTGGCTTCTCTTCGATAGGATCTTTAGGATAAGCATCGTCTATCCGCTTCCACGCTGCATCGTAGGACTCGGTCTTAACAAGCGGGAACTTCGATACAGCCGGAAGCTCTACAGGATCGACGAGAGTCCACGTCTGTTGAGATGAGCAGGAGCATAGTAGTAACATCAGCATTAGTCTCATAACCCTACCTGTATTGTTCTACCCTACTGTTAGGCTTATGACCTGACAACGGATAAAGGATGTCCATCATGTAATCCATACCGTCAGAGAGATGAGTAAGCTTCGGGTTGTTCTTCTTCTTCTCGCCTGTGATCTTGTCGGTCTCAACAGCAATAAGATCCTTCTTCATCCACTTACATTCGTCGGGGTTTATCCTGATGATACCTTTATCTAGCAGGTTGTTCACAGTGAGTTGACGTTGCCGAATCCTAGGATGCGAGGTCTTCACTCTGATGTTCATGAACCCGTTGTTCTTAAGGATCGTCACATCAGGTAGACCCTTGGTGCTACGAGCTAGACCAGCAGGATCTGGGTATAGGATAGCGCGGTCTGGTGTGATGCCTCTGGCTTTTAGAGCCTGAGCCATCTGGCTTGTGTCGGAGGATCCCTCGATCACGATCTCGCCGAAGCATCTGATCGAGTTCTGATAGTGTTGCCAAAGAGAGGCCGTCATAGGATTGACGTTGAAGTCTAGACCAACGTGAACAGGTGCGGTGATGTCCTCGACTATGGTCTTGTCTTCGTTCTTCGCTGGGTCATAGGACCAATAGTGCCGGTCTCCTAGCATGTTGACCCATAGGCCCTTGAGATAGGCTGACTTCATCGCTTCGTCGTAAGAGTCTTCAAGACTCTGCACGTAGTCGTCTGAGAGGTTGATTGAGTTATCGTATGTAGATCCGTAGATGACTCTTGCGTTAGGCCAAGGTTTCTCAACGAATATCTCGTAGTACTGAGAGGCCATGCCCTCAGGCGTTCCACATGATGCTATCTGTGGACACGTTGAACCTTTAACTCTCACTCGACCGACCACCTCTCGGTATCTGACAAGGTCTATGAGAGTAAGCTCATTGATAGCAGCATAGGCCCAGTTAGGGCCACGCAGTTGGTTCTCAGCAGAGACTACGTAGAGTTTTCCTGATGACCATGGGAACTCGTAGTAGTGTTCGGTCTTATGGTATCTCTCGGGTATCTTGTTCTGCTCTAGTATCTCGGACATGAGAGGGTAGATGTCTCGTTTGAAGTCTTTGAATGTCGGGCAGATGAGACCGCCAGGATGACCTTGATTAAGCATTGATAAGCGGAAGAGCTTAAGGATTAGACCGTATGACTTGCCGCATCCGAATCCACCAGAGAGGTGAAGGTACTTTGATTTGTCGTCGTAATAGAAATCTTTTTGGTGCGGGTTTAGTTTTCCACCTGCACCGTACTTGATCACGACTCGAATCTATCCTCGAATACGTTATCGTCTGGATCAATGGTTGTCGTCTCCATCTTATCAGCCCAACCGCATAGGTTTTTTAAACAGAATATGAGCATGCAGTTATCACCTGAGTTTGCTTTCTGCATGGCTGTTCTGATTAGTCCGAATCGGCTATGTACCATGTTTTGGTCCCGAAACGCCGTAAAATTGAGTCCAGTTTTCTTTTTAATTGTTAGCTGAATCGTGTCTTCGCTGCACTTGAAAAATGCTGCACAGTCTTTAAGTGAGGGTTTCATTCTACATATAGCAGCGAGCTGTTCGATGTCTATTCCAACTTCAGGTCTTCCGGCATTAGACTTCTTCTTGACCATAGAGAACCGCCTTTTTGTTAGAGTACTGCTCCCACCGATTAAGTATAACATCACAGTAGTGCGGATCTAATTCCATCATGAAGCATTTACGATTGGTTTTCTCACAGGCGATTAGGGTTGAGCCTGAGCCTCCGAATAGGTCGAGGACTGCCGATCCTGTCTCTGATGAGTTTGTTATTGCTTCCTCTGGAATAAACACAGGCTTTTGAGTTGGATGGATATTCTTTGATTTATCATAACCACCAAAGTCCCAAACAGTTGTCTTTGTTCTGTCTGACGTAAAAAACGGACTGCCTTTTAATCCAAAGACGCAAGGTTCATGCGCCCATTGATATTTACCACGACCTAATAGCATTGGCTTCTTCCAAATAATTTGTTGGTTGATCGACCAACCAGCAGCAGCAGCAGCAGCATGAAAATTCAATGTTTCTTTTGAAGCATACCAAATATAAATCGAAGCATTTTCTTTTGCTACTATGAATGTATTCAAAAATGCAGCTTGCAGAAATTCAAGAAACTGCTCGTCTCCCATTTTATCATTTTCTATTCGACCAAGGTCTTTTTTACCTGCTTTTGGCCTATCTTGATTTGAATAATCCACGTTATATGGTGGATCGGTATGGATAAGATCAGCCTTCTCGCCATTCATTAGCTTCTCAACCGCATCAATAGAAGTAGAGTCTCCGCACATGAGTCTGTGATTGCCAAGGATCCAAACATCACCAAGCTTACACCTAGTCTCTGCGCTCTCTGGCACTTCGTCTTCGTCTATGCCTGGCTCTAGTTGTTCTCTGTCTATAGGTTTAAAGTCCGGTATCCCTAGAAGCTCTAGATCGAAGTCTTCCGGCATATCAAGGGCTAGGTCATTGATCATCTTCATATCGCTATCGGCAAGCTCAGCAATCTTGTTATCTGCGATCATATCGGCCCACTCATCGGCCTCTGATTCGTAGTCTTGCTTATCGACTGGGATAGTCGTCCACTTGTTAAGCCTTGCAGCTTCAAGCCTTCCGTGGCCTTTAACGATAAACCCTGATCGGTTCGACACTACGACTGGGGATCTCCAACCTTGATGCTTCATGATCTTAGCAAGGAGTTTAATCTGTTTTTTAGGATGCTTGTTAGGATTCCTTGGATTAGGTTGCAGCATATCTACGTCGATCATGTCGGTGTGACTGCACATCACTTCCATTTAGATATCCTTCAGTTCTTCTTTAAGCGTCTTCTCGCGGTTAGCTTCAGCGATAAGAGCGGCCTTCTTAGCGTCTGACATAGCCATCTCATCGGCTTGTCTCTTCAGATTATGAACGAACATTTCTGTAGTATCGTAAACGATCTTCTTAATCCTGGCACGATCTGGACGAAGGTGATTAGGTAGCTTCGAGATATCTCCTGCGAGTTTCTCCATGAACTTCGGAACCCTGGCGTGGGACTTCAGTGAGCGTCTGAGTTCATCGTCGACAGATGGCAATAGTCTAATGGCTTCTTGGTAGTCGGCTTTAACGAGATGAAGGATGTCCATTAGCCGATCACGCCTTCGACGGGAATGGTTCGGTTAGCTTCTTGAGCGATGAACTGCGCGGCTTTGTCTGAGAGCTTACGTTTTGAGATCTCGTCTGTTCGGACGTAGGTGAGCTTATGGACATGGCCGTCTGTCTTGCCGGCAACGACTACGGGTTGATATTCCTTTTTCCATCGTCTCTCTCGCTTGTCGTAGATGCTCTTCTCGGTCATGGCTTCGGAGCAGTAGAGTGTCTTCTTGTCATCTGACATGGTTATAAGATGGAAGTGTCCGCCTGTGGCGGTGGATTTGACTTGTTCGTAGCCGTTTGAGTCGACGGTTCTGAAGACGTGTTGATGGTCTAGGCTCATGTAGATTGGTGATTTAGGGAGGCCGTCGTTTTTAAGTACCTTGCTTGTTTGTAAGATGAAGCGGTGAGTCTTGTATGATTCCTGTGAGGCATAGACGAAGGTGTCGGGCATGGATCCTGAGCCGTCTAGTTCGGCTATAGGTTCATCGACGTGAGGTTCTTCGACGTGTTTAAGGACTTCATCAACATTGAGTTCAGCGAATATGGGTGTCTTTGGTTTAGCCATAGGTCAGTCTCCTTGGTTAGTTACCTCCAAGGCTACTGTGCTAGGGAATCATGTCAACATTAATCCTGATAACCCTCATTCCAGTCGGTCACCTTGCCGTCTTTGGCGTAGTAGACATAGTTGACTATGTCTCGACCGCTCCGTTGTTTAACGATGCAGGTCTCTTTGTCGATGGGCATGATCTCAGCATAGTGTACCTTAAACACCTCCACGGCCTCAAGGCGGGTCTTCCCGCTTGATTCGATCTCAGCTAGGATTAGGGCTTTCCAGTAGATTTGAAGGGCGTTCATGAGGGTATCTCCAGCATTGTTATAAGTACCTCCACTCACCGGATCCGTCAATTTCCCGATGTCGGGACCGCGAGGAGAGTGGAGGTGTGGTTATATCCAGTCTTCTATTTTATATTTAAACATTATGTCATCAACCATAGCTTTTTGGTTATTAGATATCTCACCTCTTTTTACGTATTGTTTTTGTAACGACATAATAATACTTGGATCGAAGTTTGGTTTGCTCTCAGACCAATCCAGTATTATTTGAATTTTCAAGCCATAGGCCAAATTTTCATAGTGTTTCTTTCCTGCTTCATAAATAAGATCATTTTCTGATTTTTTACTCATGTTGTCATATATTACCAATTAATTTTTAACATCAAGCATCAATCTGTAATTGCATTAAATTCAAATGACGCAGAGCTATGTGCGTGTTTGTGCATGTACACACTTTTTTGTGCATATGTTTCTTAATAATATTATATAGTTATATTATATATACACATAAGTAAGGGGGGTGTCCCCTATTTCAAATAATAGAATAGAGGGGATACCCCCCTCTATTCTGTGCACCTTTGACTTAACTATCGGATTTTATTGAAAAAGACCGTACGTGACAGATGTGCAGGTGCACATCTTAACCTTAAGTGTTCTGTCCTGTATATTCATACACAGACCCACTCTTACTAATCATCCCTGCATCGATTAAGTCTTTAATCATGGCTGTTCTTTTATAAGATTCGATATGTCTGAACTTGCTCCAAACAACTCTCGATCCTACTTGTTTTCTGTTCTTAAAGAACTCAACCATTTCCTCAGACACCTTCTCATGTACAGACCTAGCTGCAGCCTGTTTTATAATGCTCAAAGCATTGAATATTAAAGCATCAACTAGCTCATTCGCCCATTCAATATCTTTCGACTCAATGACGCAGCTATTACGACTTATCGCTAGTATCATGGCAACACGCTCTATCTGTTCACTGGATCGGCTGAGCAGAGCCCTTTCTACATCAGACCTAGACGCTTCAGATGACATCTTTGAATATTTCTCGATCAGACTTACGACTAGACTAAACGCTGAGTCTGACAGCGTCATTTGTTTTGAGTTTGGCTTATTACAAGAGATGTCCATAGGTATTGAATATTCTCCGATAGTGTTAAAGAACCCAAATATGCTTTTATTCTTACCGAATCTTTCCAAGATAGCGTCTATGGATTTTTCAACAGAGCCAGAGTTTTTAACTGCCTTAATATTTAAGGGAGTCCTTTTATCTTCAAAGAAGATGAGCATTCTTGATAGGAACCCAGAGTCAAGCATATCGACTGTGACCGATGATATAAGAGTTTGCGGTTGACATAGACCTATCATGTTTATCATTGGACTAAAGCAATCACCATACTCTTCTGGCTTTCTAGAATAGGCTCTATTTCCGGCATAATAACCAGATCCAATAGTGTATAACTTTGTTAACTCGAGAACAACGCCTCGCTTATATGAATTAGGAAACGAGCATTCCTTTAAGAAGGATGAGATCTCATCTAAGATGTCAAGACGAGATCTCTGTGTTCTCAGGTCCTGAACAAGACCAGCAACAGACGTGTAGTTTCCTACTCCGTTTAGATTAAAAGAAGCCATCCTCTCGTCTGTTAATACGTCATAACAGAATTTTCTTACCTGATCTTTTCCTATTCCAGTACCTCCAACAACAAGTGAGTATGTTATTGGAGTTTTTCCTTTAAATTCAAACCGTCCACACGCAAGAGTCGACATTAAAGACAATGCTCCAGCCACAGCATACTTATGCTGTGGAAACATTGCGGTATCTATTATGTCTCTATAGAAAACGCTCATCATAGAATCAGAAGGTATCATGGGAAGCTCTCTAAGCTGAGACTCATGGTTCGTTTCTACGAACTCCATCTCGATACTTGTAGATGGAGGGTGTATCTTGCCTGACTTAAGAAGAGATCTTGTTACGTTTGAAACGAATACCCAAGCGTTCATCATAGCGTCGGCTTCGTTAGCTGCTTTAAACCCTTCGTTTGAGTCAGTGAATAGCCTTGGATCATGCTTCTCTTTATCATAATCGTAGGTCTCTCTTACGATCTCGTCTTCAGGCTTACCCTTTATTCTCATTGCAGAGACTATCTCGACAAGCTTGTTGTTTCTCCCTCCACTCGACTTAGGAATACTATGATCAACACCGTCTCCAACGGCCTTTGCTATAGCCCTAATATGATCCATTGTTAGTATAGGAAGTTCATTATTCTCAGTCTCATCAAGCGGCTCAAGTGCCCATGTGTACGGTTTAAGAGTGATCGGATGTATTGAAGGAGGGAGCACGATATACTTTCGATCGACAAGTATATCCACTCCCTCCTTCGTTCCATCTTTCATCGTCCGTTTGAACGAGAAGTTCCCCTTGATGTCGTCTCCGCGCCTGAAGAATAAAGCTCCATATCTTGATGGTTGACCGAGTCTTAGCACTGGAGACAATGGGACTGAGTTAATGATCTCAGGTATCAGCGTATCTATATCAACACACATAAGGTCGCTATGAAAGCCCATCACAGCAGCAAGGCCGAAGCCTTTGCTTGGCGGGAACTTATCATTAAACATCTCTATTGTTTCTTCTGACTGACCATGTATGGACCACTGATCAAAGTTAGCGGCTTCACTTACTGGTCTTTTTGAACGTGGAATGATTGGAATTACTACTTGACCTTTTTCATGATACTTCGTAAACATCGATTGCTCCCCATTGAGTAATAACCCTAGAACGACGAACTACTAGGGTTATTTTTTTCATAATAGTTTGTCAAACTCTTAACCGCAATATGCAGTTGAGCAATGAAAAGGAAATCGGAAATGAAACTAACCTCAACTAAATCAGTAGGCGTTGACAGGCTTAAGATTCTTGTGTTTGGCCCGCCTGGTGTCGGTAAGACTTCACTCGTTAAGACTATCACAGAGCCAACACTTATCATCTCTGCTGAAGCTGGCCTTCTTGTCCTTGCTGGTACTAACTTCGATGTGATCGACATTACTAAGGACGACGACGATAAGCTAATACCAGTTGAATCCCGTATTGCTAGGCTCGGAGAAGCTTATGCTTACGCCAACTCAGACGAAGCAAGGAAGAAATACAAATGGATATTCGTCGATTCAATAACAGAGATCAGTCAATGTATGATAGCTGGGCTTCAGGTGGAGTTTCCAGACAGGTCTTCATCGCTTGTGATGTACGGAGAGAATGCGAAACGAATGCGAGCGATGCTCAAGGCTTTCCGAGATCTTCCAGACTTTCATGTGGTGTTCACCGCACTTCCTCATGTGGACAAAGACGAAAATGGAAAACGGTTCACAGGAGTATCTATGGTTGGAAAGATCTCTGACGAGATCCCAGCTATGCTTGATCTTGTGTTGTACCTTCATGTTGAAGAAGAAGGCAAACGAGTACTCATCACTCAACCAACAGATAAGCTTATAGCGAAAGACCGATCAGGGAAACTTGATCCAATAGAAGAAGCAAACCTTGGCAATATCGCCAACAAAATAAAGGGAGTAACACATGTTCGGAACACAGCAAAAACTGGACTTAGACTTAAGCAAGACGAAGGAACAACAGCAGGGGTTTGATCCAGTGCCAAACGGAGAGTACACAGTACAGTGCGACGAAGCAGAACTAAAGCATACAAGATCTGGAAATGGACAGTACATTAAATGTCGATTTAAAATCATAGAAGGGGAATTCTTAGAAAGGAAGATATTTTTAAATTTCAATATCGCTAATGACTCCCAAAAAGCAGTGGAGATTGGACTGGGTCAGTTGAAAAGCTTTCTTAAGTGTTCAACAAAGTCTGAAATTGAAAAACTAACAGATGTTAGTGATCTAATAGGTTTGTCATGCAAAGCTATTGTTAAAATAAGGAGAGATGAAAATTATGGGGACAGCAATATAATTTCTTACTTTAAAGCTACAGAAAAAGAATCTCAGTCTGTAAAAAAGACCAGCAGTAAAAAGAATCCATTCTCTTGAATAAGAGAAACTTTATTGACAAAGCAGGAATGGTTTTTGGAAACATAACCGTTCTTGGTTTCGAGTTTTACAGCAATGGTAATAACTATTTTAAATGCAAATGTATTTGTGGTAAAGTTTGGTCAGTAAAATCAGCAAGCCTTACAAGAATAAGAAGCTGCGGTTGTCGCAACAAAAGAAATATTGGAGGCACTTTCAGGCGAAATAATGTAACGCATGGGAGAACAAAAACTCCAGAATACCTTTGTTGACCAGGAGTCCAAATGACAACCGCTCTAACAGTTCTGATAATCCGCAAAACACCCTATGTGGCGAGAGTATGAAACCAATTTTAGATGCGTGTTGTGGTGGAAAAATGTTTTGGTTTAACAAACAAAACCCAAACGCTATTTTCTGCGACATAAGGCGAGAAACCCATAATTTATCTAATGGGCAAACGCTCGTGGTTGACCCTGACATTATTGCCGACTTCAGAAAGATGCCGTTTAGAGACAATCAATTTAAACTTGTTGTGTTTGATCCTCCTCACCTAAAAGGATGCGGGTTTACAGGATGGCAGGGAAAAAAATATGGATCACTAGATAAGAACTGGCCCGAGTATATAAAAGCAGGATTTGATGAATGTATGAGAGTTCTGGATCACCACGGGACTTTGATTTTCAAATGGAACGAGCAGACAATAAAGGTATCTGATGTTTTAAAGGTTATCGGACGAGACCCACTGTTTGGACACCGCACACTACAACACAGCAAAACAATCTGGATGGCCTTTATGAAGGGGACACTATGACCCACCTCCGCACAGTTCTTATAATTTTGTTTGTGGCTCTGATAATGGCCTGTGGTGTTTTCGGCGTGATTTACCTTTGGCTAAATGGATGGACGACGAGATGATTATATCATGGTGGAGTGGTGGAGTAACGTCAGCAGTTGCAACTAAACTAGCGATTGGAAAGTATAAAGACGTTCAAATCTATTTCTGTGAGACTGGGCAACATCACGACGACAACCTTCGGTTTCTTGCCGATTGTGAAAAGTGGTATAAACAGAAAATCAATATTCTAACTAATGCGAAATGGCAGACCGTTGAAAAAGTTTTAGAGCATGGCTACATCAATGGACCAAATGGCGCGTACTGTACCAAATTATTAAAGAAAGACGTTAGAGTTGCGCTTGAAAAGATCACGGTTTTCGATGGGCAAGCTTTCGGGTTTGAGTATGAGCCAAAACAAATAAAACGCGGCGAAAGATTTGTAGAGCAATATCCAGCGAGCAAAGCCCTGTTTCCGCTAATTGAAAACAAGATCAACAAGCTTGCGGCAATGACGATGCTTCAAAACGAAGGTATTGAAC